CGATGGGCAGCCGAACGGCTGCGGACTATGCACTCCATCCCATGCGGCCACGGCGATATGTGGCGGGAAACAGGACATGCCCAATCAGACACACACCGACTTCATTGCAAGCGCTATCGACGCCGGGGGCTCTTTGACCCCCGCGCAGGCGGCCCAACTCTTGGAGATGGGCGAGGGCGATACCGGGGCTTTGACCACGGAACCGATCAGCGAGCCCGCCGCTGAACCTGCTGCCGTTGATCCCGCGCCTGCCCCTGCCGCTCAGGATGCGGCGAAAACCGATACCACTCCGCCCGATGACCAACTGACTGCCGAAAACGCGGTGGTGATGGCCAAGGACGGGAAGCACACGATCAATTTCGAGGTGCTGGCCGATACCCGGGAAAGGCTCCGGGAGAAGTCCGCACAGCTCGAGCTGGCAAACCAGCAACTGGCAGAGCTGCAAGCCCAGGCGCAAGCCCGGGCCGACGCCGGCCAGGCGCCCACCCAGGCAGATACAAATGCGGCGGCGGCCCAGGCGGCCATCGATGCAGGTGTCGATCCGGCGCTGTTCGGAGATTTCTCCCCGGAAGCAATGGCCAAGGGTGTGGCGAAGATGGTGCAGGCCCAGGTGGCGGCGCAGATGGCCGCCATTGACGCCAAGCTGCAGCCGCTCCAGCAGCAGACTGCCAAGAGTGCCGCCGAGGCGCATCTGTCGGCGATCTACACCGCACATCCTGACGCGGATTCCATCGTGGAGTCTCAAGAGTTTGCGGCCTGGAAGGCTGAGCAGCCCAGCATCGTGCAGCAGGCCCTGGATCGCGCCCTTACTGAGGGTTCGACCGGGCAGGTGATCGAGGTTTTCGACGCATTCAAGAAAGCAGGCGCAGCAGTGAGTCAGCCGCCCGCGCAGACCAAGGCCGATCCGGCCGCGGATGTAAAGGCCGCCATCAATGCGCTCAAGCCGACCCCGCCGGCGAGCCTCTCGGACATCCCGGGAGGCCGTCCGGCTGGGCTGAGTCGGCAGGAGCAGATGGCGCAGATGGACCCGGCGTCGCTCTCGGAGGCCATGGCGACCATGGCGCCGGCCGAGATCGATGCCTACCTGAACTCGCTCATTTGACGGAGGCATAGATGCCCGCAACCAAGACTCACGCCGGATACGGCGACAAGACCAACATGGTCCAACAGGCCGCCGGCCTGTTTGCCACCCACACCCAGCGCAATTCGACCATTGCACGCCTGACCGGCCCGATGCCCAAGGGCAACGCCGGCGCTACCGCGACCATTCGCAAGCAGACCACCCAGCACATGCCCATCGTGCGCTGTATGGATCTGAGCAAGAACCGCGGTGACGAGGTGGAGTTCCACCTGCTGAACCCCGTTGGCGCGGTGCCGATCATGGGTAGCGCGAACGCCGAAGGCCGCGGGACTGGTATTTCGCTGACCGAGGACCGTCTGCGCGTGAATCAGGCCCGCTTCCCGCTGGACTTGGGCGACGCAATGACCTCGATTCGCAGCCCAGTCGATCTGCGCGCCCTGGGCCGCCCGATTGCCCAGTCGCTGATGGATGCCTATGTCGACCAATCCCTGCTGGTGCACATGGCTGGCGCCCGGGGCTATCACGACAACATCGAATGGAAGGTGCCGACCGACGCGCACCCGAAGTTCGCTGAGATCCTGGTCAATACGGTCAAGGCTCCGACCAAGAACCGGCACTTCATCGCTGACGGTGCCGGCATCCAGGCCTTCACCGTGAATGCTGGCGAAATCGACCTGGCGACCACCGATCAGCTCAAGATGGGCGTGATTGATGCGATCCGCTCCACCATGGATCAGATCGCGCTGCCCCCGCCGCCGGTCAAGTTCAACGGTGACGTGATGGCCGAGGACGAGCCGCTGCGCGTGCTGCTGGTGTCCCCGGCGCAGTACAGCGCGTTTGCCACTGACCCGAACTTCCGCCAGTTCCAGGCCAGCGCCCTGGCCCGCGCCCAGCAGGCCAAGATGCACCCGCTGTTCCTTGGCTCCGCCGGCCTGTGGAACAACACGCTGATCGTCAAGATGCCCAAGCCGATTCGCTTCTACGCCGGCGACACCATCAAGTATTGCGCCAGCTTCACCAGCGAAACCGAGTCGTCCTGCATCGTTCCGGCCGGCTTCGGTACGACCTTCGCTGTGGATCGCGCAATTCTGCTCGGAGGCCAAGCCGTGGCCGAGGCTCTGGCCGCGTCCGACCGCTCCGGCATCCCGTTCTTCTGGAGCGAAAAGGAGCTGGACCACGGCGACAAGATCGAGCTTCTGATCGGCGCTATCCGCGGCGTCTCGAAGATCCGCTTCGAGGTGGATACCGGCGACGGCGGCAAGCAATTCACCGATTACGGCGCCGTTGCCATCGATACCGCCGTGCCGATCATCGGCGCCCGCATGTAATCACGCCTGATTGAGTGGCCGGCCCTGGCCGGCTGCTCATGACCCGCGACCCGAATTCAAGGAGAGAGCCACATGGCCACCATCACCAAGAACCGCAGCAAGCTGCGTCAGTTCGGCAGCGCCCCTTACGGCAACCTGTCGATCCTGACCTACCAGATCAAGACCAACGCCTCCGGCGCGCTGCTTGATTCCAACTCCACTGCCGCCATTGCCTCTGGCGACAAGCTCGACCTGGGGCCGCTGCCCGAGGGTATGTCTCTGGACGAGGCGATTGTCACCGTCTCCACGGCGATGACGGCTTCCGTCACCGGGAAGCTGGGCTTCGAGTACGAGGACGGCGTGGATTCCGCCGAGGTGCCGCAGGACGACGACTATTTCTTCGCGGCAACGACCCTGGCCGCGGCCGCAATCCTGCGCAAGGCCAACACGGCCGCGCCGGTTGTTCTGCCCAAGCCCGCCCGGCTGATTCTGACCACCGGTGGCGCTGCCAACGCCAAGGTGTCTCAGATCGATGTGCGCGTGATCGGCGAGCTCGTCGGCGCGCGATAAGGCCTGAACCCAAGGGTGGCCAAAGGGCCGCCCTTGGACTGAACGGAGATGCACATGGATCGGAAGCAAATTGCCCGCGTGGCACATGAGATCAACCGCGCCTACTGCGCGTCGCTGGGCGATGCCTCGCAGCCGGCGTGGGAGGATGCGCCCGAATGGCAGCAGGGCAGCGCCTTGGCTGGTGTCGATATGCACCTGGCCAAGCCGGATGCCACCCCCGAACAGTCGCACGAATCCTGGCTGGCACAGAAGCTGGCGGAGGGCTGGAAGTACGGCCCGGTGAAGGATGCCGAAAAGAAGGAGCACCCTTGCTGCGTGCCCTATGCCGAGCTGCCGGCGGAGCAGAAGGCGAAGGACTACCTTTTTCGGAGCGTGGTGCATGCGCTCAAGGTCATTGAGCCCGAAAAGGTGTTGGTGGAGGCGCCGGTGCCGCTGACGCCGCCCCCTGCGGCTGCCGTTGCATCGGTGATCCCGAATGGCCACGTGGCGGTGCAGTACGTTGGCCGCCGTCCGGATTGGACGGATCACCTCTACGGTACGGGCTTGAGCTTTGTTGCTGACCAGGTGCGCTACCTCCCCGGTTCTGTCGCAACTCAGTTCCTGTGCCACGTCGATCTGTTCCGCGAGGCCAAGACCGAGGTTGCGCCGGAGAAGGTTGCGCAGATCACCGAGGTGGCCGAGATCCCGCGCGACGATACCGCCGAGATTCTGGAGGCGGCCAAGCAGAAGCAGGCGGAAGAGCTCGACAAGGAAAACCAGCTCCAGGATCTGCGCCAGTCCGTGACCTTCATGGAGAAGGACGCGCTCAAGGAGTTTGTGTCGCGCAACTACCGCCAGAAGCTCGACGGCCGGCTGTCGGTGGAGGCCATGCGCACCCAGGCCCTGCAGCTAATTGACCAGTTCGGCGCGGTGTAAGCCATGACCCTGGCTGAGCTGATTTCCCGCTACCGGACCCTGGCCAATGACAGGGCGGAGCCGTTTTTCGTCAGCGATGACGAGGCGCGGGACTTTCTGAACGAGGCCGAATATCAGGCGTGCATTCGCGGCCGGATGATTCATGCGGCAGATGACTCCGAGGTCTGCGACGTGGCGGTGAGTGCTGGTCGGGCGCAGTACGACTTTCACGCAAGTCTGATCGAAATAGACAACTGCTGCTTTCGTGAGGACGGGGCGGCGCATCGCGGCCCGCCGATTGGATTCCGCTCGCAGGAGTGGCTTGACGACTGCATTCAAGACTGGCGCGACCAGTCCGGGGTGCCGAAGTACGCGATCCTGAACGACACCTCCATTCGTCTCGTGCCTCGCCCGTCTGTGGGCGGGCTGCTGATTTTTGAGGGATACCGGGCGCCCAAGCGCCCCATGTCAAAGACCACGGACAGCCCTGAGATCGCCCGTCACCACCATGAGCACCTTGTCCAGTGGGTGCTCTTCCGGGCTTTCAGCATCCCCGATTCCGAGTTTATCGATCCGTCGCGTGCGGCTGCAGCGGAGGCCGCCTTTACGGCTTATTTCGGCCCGCTGCCGGATGCCGACCTGCGCCGGCTCACGCGCGAGGACTTCCCCCACGTCACGCAGAGCTTCATGCCGTGATGCGCACCACCAAGGAGATTTGAAAGATGGCTAATACCCTCTACGATTACGCGCGCCAGCGCTTCCTGGAAGGCCAGCTCAATTGGCTGACCGATACCATCAAGGTCTATCTGGTTGATACCGGTGCCTACACGCCGCAGACGGCCATCCACCAGTATCTGGCGGACATTCCGCTGTCGGCCCGGATTGCTGGCCCGGTGACGCTCACCAGCAAATCCACCACGGGCGGCGCTGCTGATGCGGCGGACTGTACTTTTACCAGCGTTTCCGGCGCGACCATTGAGGCCATCGTGATCTGCAAGGACACGGGATCCGAGGCCACCAGCCCGGTGATTGCCTACATCGACACAGCTACCGGCCTTCCGATCACGCCCAACGGCGGCGACATCATCGTCACCTGGGACAACGGGACGAACAAGATTTTCAAGGTGTAAGCCATGCCTGCAACCCTGGTGATTGGCGCCATCGGAATCCAGTCGGCAGACATCCTGCCGTCGTCGGATCGGATCAACTGGAGCCGGCTGCTTTCGCTGCCGGCCTTCCAGCTGTTCGCATCTGAGCGCGGCGGCCCTGCTCCGGGGGCCCCGCTGAGCGAGTGGCTAGCCATTGCGGCGCGGGATGCCGGTTCCGCAGAAAAGGTGCTGGACGATTACCGCCAGTGGCATGCCGTGAAGGGTCAATGGCCCGGCGAAACCCCCATGGGTGATCTGCTTTGAACAAGGTGACGTGGGGCGTGATGAACGCCAAGAACGACACGGCAGCAAACCTGAAGGCGTGGATCCAGGCGCTGCACAACAATCTGATTTCGGCCGGGATGGTGCAGACGGCTGACACCGGGCAGTTGAGCATTTCAGGGATCTCGGCCGTGCTCTCGGCCGGCTCATACCTTGCGCCGCTGATCTATCGCTTCGATGACTCACTGGCGGGTAGCAGCCCTGTCATCATCAAGCTGCGCCCGTATGCGGGAAGTATGGGCGGGGGAGGCCCGTTCGGAAATGTTGCCATCAGCATCGGAACTGCCACCGATGGAGCAGGAAACTTGACGGGCCCGAACACCGGGGAGTTCAACTTCTACAACAGCTCCGGCGGAAATGCCGCCACGCTTGCGACGATGGACACCCAAAGCTACGCCATGCACAGCGAGGGGCGTTTTGCGCTTTGCCTTGGCGTCGGCGCCTACGCGAGCACGTACAACGGGTTTTGTATGGCGTTCCTGGATGTCGCGCGGACGGCTTCGGGGCTGGCCATCGCGCGCAACCCGGCGGCGTACAACAGCGACACCGTCGTGGCGCCTTCCTCAATGCGCATTCAGAAAGGCTATCTGCACAGCGTGATGGGCGCATGGCGTCAGGATCTCAGCTACTGGGCCGGTGGTTCCGACGCGGCAACATCGAGTGGGGCCGTGCAGATGCAGCGCACGTATCGACTCACGCCGAGCATTGAGCCAGATCCGGCGCTGGCGCTCTACTGGGCGCCGAACGTGACCGCTGGTGATCAGTTCGACCTGTCGGTGGATGGCGTGACGCGCAACTACATCGCTCTGGGCGGCGGGACGGGGTTGATCGCCGACCCCATCACCAACGCTAACCCGCCCGGCATTGCCCTGCTTTGGGATGATCTGTGACCACCTACGTTCTGGGCCCAGAAGGAAGCCACGCGATCAGCCCGGGAATCTCGCCGGTCGCGGTTGCGCCAATGCGTCACCGGATCAGGCCCGGTGCGGGATACCTGGCCGGGAATGACCCGGGCGGTTTGACCACGGTCGAGAACGTGCCGGTTTCCGCAACCGTCCGCGTGCTGCTGAGAACGGCCGGCGGCCACCCTGGTGACGGCGTGCTGGTGGCGCAGGTGCAGTCGGCGTCCGATGGAACGTGGATGGTGACCGGGCTCGATCCGACGCTCAAGTACGACGTGGTGGGGCGCTATGCGGGGCGCAATGACGTGATTGCCGCCAACGTGTCGCCCCTGACCTGATGCGCGACCGACCATGCCTTACACCCCCCCATCCGGTAACGTCGTTGCGCTGAACTTCGGGCCACCCTACACCCCGCCAAACGGCGGGGTTGTTGTTCTTGAGTTCGCTCCGCCGAGCGGCGTAGAGCAGGTGGTGGTTACGCTGGGGTTCAACAGCGCAGCGTTCGGGCCAGGGGTTATCTGGAACTGGGATACGCCGGTATCTCCGCCTGGCATTGCCGCGCCATCGTCCGGCGGCGCCGCGGCTGTCTGGAACTGGCAGACCTTTGTCCACGGCTCCGGATTCAGCGCGCAGGCCTTCGGTGCGCCGTGGGTGGCGGAAGGCACGCGGTACATCCTGACGGCAGGCATTGCGCCGCCGGCCGCTGGGCAGCCCACGGCAATCAATCGCAATCGCTACATCCTGGCCGGTGGAATACCGGCGCCGTCGCTGGTCGGCCAGGCTCATACAGTTGGGCATTTCGGCAGGGACATCAAGCCAGGTGGCCTGCTGGCGTCTTTGTTTGGTGTTGCGACTGCGACCCATGGCGTGCGTCTCGTGTCTCCTGGCGGCGTGCCTGCGCCTGAGGCAGGGGTAGCCTGGGCCAGCCTGAGCCCCCGAGTGATCGAACCCGAAGGCCTTGGATCTGACCTTGTGGGCAGGCCAGCGGTCGGAGGGTCGCAATCCATTCAGCCGGCCGGATTTGATGCGTCGCGGTTTGGTGAGCGCATCATCCCTGAGTCGCAGACAATCTATGTTCAGGGCTTTCGCGAGCAGTGGGGCTCTGCCCGCGCATTCAATTGGCTCACCCGGGTGTCGCCGCCGGGGTTCCATTCGACAGGGCAGGAGCACTACCGCTACGGCCGGGCCGAGGCCTACAACCTGCGGCAGTACATCTCCCAAGTCTATGACCCGAACGACGGCCTGAACCCGCCGGGGTGGTCGCAATGGACGGCGATTGAGAACCGGAACAGGCTGGTTGGTGCGGTTGGGGCCACGATGGAGCGATTCGGGCGCCCAGAGGTGGCGAACAACGCCCGCCTGATCGTTCCATCTGGCGTCCCGGCGGCCGATGGTCTGGTGTCTGAATACGAGCGTCGCGGTTTGGTTAGCCACTTCGTCAGGACTGTCGGCGCAGATGGCATTGAGCCTGTTCCGATCTCGACCTGGGGTGTGGTCCATAACGCCGCCCGTGTCCTGGGTGCTGTGGGTGAGGATCTCTCGCTGCACGGAAGCGCGTCCATCGAGAACACCCGGCGCTACTTTGACCGAATTGGAGGCATTGCGCCGGCGGCGCCTGGCGCCCCCTTTGTGGCCTTTGCGGTGCGCACGCTGAGCTTTGAGGCTCGGTATGGAATTGCTCCGCCAAGCATCCCGCTTCCGGAAGTGAAGCTGCGCACCAGGTACGTGTCGGCCATTGGGCAGGCTCATGATCGGGTGGGCATGCCTGACCTGTCGATTCACTGGAACATCATCGGGCCAAGATGGGCGCACCGCGACTTGATGGGCTCGCCCGCGCTGCGCAAGGTGACGCCCGAGATTGAGGTATTCGGTGCGTGCGCGGAGCTGTTCGGAGATGCTAGGGTCCGGCTTCAGTTTCGGCGCGTAGAGGCTGCAGGCGGCGACATGGCCATCATTCCAAGGCCGCGCATCTCGGACACCCGGCAGCAGATTGAGGTGTCAGGGACCAACTACTTGCGGGTCTCGGACAAGCTGCGCCTTACCCGGGTGGGCGGACTGCCAGACCCTCCGCGCAAGATCTCACCGGATGGCATTGCGCCTCCGTTCCTGGCGGTAGGCCAGCCAACGATCAACGAGCAGCGCATCCTCCCTGAGGGCATCTACCTGGCGCAGCAGTTCGGCACCTGCACGCTCCGCACGCCATCGGCCATTGCGCAGGGCTTCAACGCGACGGAGATCGGTGTGCACTCGGTCTCCATGCGCAATCGACGCATTGAGCTGGATGGCATCGATGCAACGATAGCGGTCGGGCGGCCCACCTTGAGCCCGCACACCATCTGGGCGGTGGTGGAGGCTCCGGAGCAGGCTAAGGAGAACCATGGCGCCACCAGTCTGCACTATGTTGGGGAGGAGACGGACCCGGCAAACCCGCTGCTGAGATACCCGCCGGGCGCCCGGTTTGGGAGGCCGGGCGTTGGGCATCGCGTGCGCTTCATCTTGCCGAAGTGGCCGAACTTCGATGACGAAGACCGATTCGGAGGCGCCGACGTTACCTATCGCACGCAGACGATTGCACCGGATGGATTCAGGCCGTTCCGGATGGGCTGGGTGCGCGTGGGGGATGGTTCGCAGGATGTGGTGCAGTACGGCAGTCATGACTCTGCCGAGATGGGTTCGCCTGCGGTGATGCGTGCGCCTTACCTGGGGCCGCAGACCATCCAGCCAGCCGGGATTTCGCCCATGTCTATCACCGGGCCGTGGGTGTCGAACTTCATTCGGTCTCTTGATGGCATAGGCGGCTTTGAGTCCACCCAGATGGGTGCGTCCGGCGAGGATTCGCCCTACCAATGGAAGCGGCTGCATGTGGGCAGGCCGATGCCGACCATCCCGG